TTTCTAGCGTCACCCACACCACCCATACTGGTGCGAATCCATCTCATAGCGTAACCAGGTTCCTCATCCACTTCTGGAAGAAGTTGAGGCGGAGTCCACTTTGCAGCAGGTCTGCTCTCTTTTTCACGAGTCTCAAGTTCACGTTTCAATCGATTTTGTTCAGCCATTTTTATTTCCTCATTTCTTCTGCGACTTTACGGGCGTACAGTTCCAAAGGAACTCCCAACCGTTTAGCCAGTTGTACCTGCGTTGCATTCAGCACGATTTTCTTAGGTGCAGTGCTGCGCGTTGCTGGTGCAACAACATTTGCTTTTGGCGAGCGCTGAGATGTTTGTGCATCAGCGGATTCCTCAGAGGCAAACTTCTCTGGGAATACTTGGCGAATCCGTCCGTTGAGTTTTTTGTAGTACTCATCCGAATTAGGATCAATGCCATCCTCCATGACCAGCTTTTCATGCAACGCAAACGCATAACCGGTCATTTCCCTATCTTTCCCAAACCATGGATTCTTGGATTTCCAAGCCTCCGCTTTAGGATCGACGGGGGGTGCTTGCGTGAATTGAGTGTTTTGTACCTCATTTTTTTCTTCTTGTAAAGCCTGCGGCTTAAAATTGTTTACGCGCTCTACTTTCATTCGAGCAACAGTCAACTCTTCTTGGGCCTCAAGCATGGCCTCAGAGTCTCCCGACTCATAGGCTGCTTTGTACTTTACTTTAGCTTTTTCAAGCTCATTGGATACAACTCGTTTAGCCTGATCCAGGAGAGCTTCCTGGTTTGTGCTAAGTGAACCTTTAAGGCGTTTGTTCTCTTCCACAACCGCCTGGGCTACGCGAACAGCCTCTTCCTTCTCTCGTTGAAATGCTGTCATCTGGCACTTGTGCTGTGATTTCTAGCGGTACCGCTTCTGCACAATGCTTAGGCGTTTGTGTTGGCGTGCAATACACCAACTCATCTGGTCAAACTGTTCAAGCTCAGTATGCTCCCGCATCTGGCGTGACCAACGTTTTGGCTTATGTTGTTGATGATCCTACCGCTTTGTTCAAAGTTGCTGTCGTGTCTTCTGGCACCACAATGTCTACTTTGACTCGCACCGCCGTTGGTCAAAACACTTCTGTGGCTTTGAACTCTGGTAACGCGAACACCGGTGACTCTGCTCAAGCTATCACAACCAGCACTGACACAACCAACACTTTGCCTATTCGCATTGTTGACGTCGTGCCTGAGACAGCTACAAGCACGACTACTTATGCCGAAATGATCGTCAAGATCAACACCCATACGTATAACAACACAACCGGTATCTAAGGAGTAACTTACCATGGCTATTTCACGCGCACAACTATTGAAAGAGTTGCTCCCCGGTTTGAACGCATTGTTCGGTCTGGAGTACGCTAAATACGGCGAAGAGCACAAAGAAATCTACGAAACAGAGTCATCTGAGCGTAGTTTCGAAGAAGAGACAAAGCTTTCTGGCTTCTCTGCTGCACCTGTCAAGAACGAGGGCTCTGCCATCGCTTATGACAATGCGCAAGAGGCATGGACTGCACGTTACACCCACGAAACCATTGCGATGGGCTTCTCCATCACTGAGGAAGCTGTGGAAGATAACTTGTATGACAGCTTGTCTTCACGTTACACCAAGGCTTTGGCCCGTGGTATGGCTTACACAAAGCAAGTTAAAGGCGCTTACGTCTTGAACAACGCTTTCACTGGTGGCCCTACATACGGCGACGGTCAAGTGTTGTGCTCTACTGCACACCCCTTGGTTTCTGGTGGTGTTAACAGCAACCGTCCTACTACAGGCGCTGACTTGAATGAAACATCGTTGGAAAACGCTGTTATTCAGATCGCAGCTTGGACAGACGAGCGCGGTTTGCTCATCGCTGCTAAGCCCAAGAAGTTGGTTGTTCCTCCTTCATTGATGTTCGTTGCTACCCGCTTGCTCGAAACCGAGTTGCGCGTTGGTACTAACGACAATGACATCAATGCAATTAAGAACAACGGTTCTATCCCTGAAGGCTATTGCGTTAACCACTTCTTGACAGACACCAATGCTTGGTTCCTGTTGACAGATGTGCCTAACGGCTTGAAGCACTTCGTGCGTACCCCCATGTCTACCGGCATGGACGGTGACTTCGACACAGGTAACGTTCGTTACAAAGCCCGTGAGCGTTACAGCTTCGGCGTGTCTGATCCTTTGGGCATCTTTGGTTCACCCGGAGCCTAATAGGTTCAAAAAAAAGAAAGGGGCTTCGGCCCCTTTTTTGTTGCATTGGTTTAAACGTAGTGGTATAAACACATTAGCCCGGGGTATCCGGTGCATCAAATTGACCCGGCAAACGACATACCGATTGATGCGCTGATCTTGTATGTAAGGACAATTTATCATGGCTTTATCCACCACCCAAAGTATCTGGCGTTCTGCCGGCGGCGATCAAACCCGCACTGCCTATTGTGGCTCCGGCATCATGGCCGCGCAGTTCTACATTGCTGACGCCTCCACTGCTGGTTCTACCAACGTCAAAATCTCTTCTGTTGCTGGCGCTCCTAACTTGGTTCTCCCAGCTGGTGCTGTCGTTGTAGCTGTTGCTATCAATGATGCTGGCGCAGGTTCTATCGACTTGGGCACAACCGGCTTCACCTCTGGCACTGCCACCGCAGCTAACATTGCAAACAACTTGTCTGTTGCTTCTATTGCAACCGTGACTGCTGGCGTGTTGAACAACCCAATCAGCGAAATGAGCTATGTGACTTCACGCATTGACACAAGCGGTGCTGGCACTGTTGGTGGCTTCTTGCTGTACTTCGTTGCAGACCCATCGGTTGGCCAACAAAGCGCTTAATTGATCTAGGGGGCTTCGGCCCCCGCATTACAGGAGATTAATTATGGGTATGCAAACCGACGTACAAGCGGCGCACGTAGAAGCTACCGGCACAATGGTGTCTGGTCGCGTTCGCGTGAAAGGCTATCAGTGCTTATCTGGCGGTACAGCTGGTGACATTATTCTGCGTGATGGCGGTGCTTCTGGCACTATTCGTTTGCAGTTTAATGTTCCAGCTAATACAAACAACCCTTTTGCCAACATCATCCCCGGCGAAGGTATTTTGTTTACCACTGATGTTCACGTAACACTGCCTACAGCAGCAAAAATTACGGTGTTTTATGGCTAAGAGTCCAGCATGGCAGAGGAAAGAGGGCAAGAATCCCAAAGGCGGTTTAAACGCCAAGGGTCGAGCCTCCGCGAAAGCGCAAGGCATGAACTTGAAACCTCCCCAGCCGGAAGGCGGATCTCGCAAAGATTCTTTTTGTGCGAGGATGGAAGGCATGAAAAAGAAGCTGACCTCCGCCAAAACAGCCAAAGACCCAGACTCACGTATCAACAAATCCCTTAGAGCTTGGAAATGTTAGATTTAAACACCGCATGGTCAGCCATCCTATCGTTAGTGATGGGGTTGCTTGGCTACATGATGAATGAAAAGTTTAGGGAGCTGGCTCGCGTCACAATCCTGTTGAACAAAACCCGTGAGGAGGTTGCCCGTGATAACGTTACTCAAGCAGAAGTTGACCGCATTACAAACCACATTGACCAGCGCTTTAACAAACTTGAAGCAAAAATTGACCAACTTATTCAAAAGGGATAACTAACCATGTCAAATGGGAACCCTGCGCCACCCCCACCACCACCACCGCCACCATCCAGAGACGAAGGTTCTCCAAATTTTGGCGGGGAATCTTCATCATTGGGGAGTAGACTTCGTGAAGCCATGAGCGTTCCTCTTGGCGGCGGTACGCTATCACCAGCTAAAGTTGGCAAGGGGTACGGGGTCCAGTGGACTAAGAAGTTTAATAAGGGCGGTAAAGCTAGTGCCGCCTCTAAACGTGCAGACGGCATTGCCCAGCGCGGCAAAACTAAAGGTCGGTATTTGTAATGCCAAGTAGCTCTAAAAAGCAACACAATTTCATGGAAGCGGTGGCTCACAACCCAGCGTTCGCCAAGAAAGCAGGCGTCCCACAGTCTGTGGGCAAAGATTTCTCCATGGCTGATAAAGGCCGTAAATTTGCAAAAGGTGGCGATATGAAACACAAAGACGTAAAGATGGACAAAAAGATGATGCAGAAGGCCGTGAACAAACACGAAGGCCGTTTGCACAAAGGTTCAGCTATGACTAAACTAGCCGCTGGTGGCTTCACCCGCGCAGCTGACGGCATTGCTTCTAAAGGCAAAACCAAAGGCAAAATGATCAAGATGAACTACGGCGGAAAGTGCTGAGTCATGAAAAAATATGCTGAAGGCGGTATTTATACCGCCGAAATGGGCCAGCCGCCCATGAATCCTGAAAGCGCTCCGCCTTCTAAGAAGCCAGCGCCCAAGGCTCCTACCCCTAAGAAGTCTGTGCCTAAAGACACCGTGTTCCGCGAAGGAATGCCTGTCCCTCAAGATGTTGATGGTGGTTCGGCCCCCCGCAAAAAGAAGATGGCGTCTGGTGGTTACACACGAGCAGCTGACGGCATCGCCCAGCGTGGTAAAACACGCGGAAAGATGTGCTAAGCCATGATGTTAAGCCGTGGTATGGGAGCCATATCTAAAGCCAAAATGCGTAACGTTGAAAAACCACGTTACGCAAGAGGTGGTGAAGTGCTCCCAGCGGCTTTAATTGACGGTGATCAATTTGTAATGGCAGCCAAAAAATACGGTTTAAACGACTTGGATGAAAGAGTCCTTAACAGGATTGTGAATCTAGTAAACAAAGGCGAAACCGTTGACGCGGCTGCCAAGAAAGTAGCAGGTAAAAATGAGAGCTAGTCGCGGAATGGGCGCTATCATGCCCTCGAAGATGCCTACCGGTGTGCGTAAAGCCCGCCGTGATGACACTGACTTCACGCAATATGCTGAAGGCGGTTCTGTTGGCTTATATGCCAACATTAATGCCAAAAAGAAACGCATAGCCGCTGGTTCTAAAGAGCGCATGCGCAAACCCGGTCAGAAGGGCGCTCCTACCGCTCAAGCTTTTATTAATTCTGCAAAAACGGCTAAAAAATGACCACTACCGGCTCAACCCTCTTTAACATGGACTTCACGGAAATCGCCGAGGAAGCTTGGGAGCGAGCTGGCCGTGAAATGCGTACTGGTTATGACTTGCGCACAGCACGTCGTTCAATGAATCTAATGACCATTGAGTGGCAGTCTAAGGGCATCAACATGTGGACCATGGAGCAGGGCGTCATTAACCTGACACCCGGTTTAGCCACTTACGCCCTGCCTAACGACACAATTGACCTGTTAGAGCATGTGATCCGTACTGGTCAGAATACAGCTTCAACACAGGCTGACCTGACCATCACTCGTATTAGTGTTTCTACTTACGCCACCATCCCAAACAAACTGAGCCAAGCTAGGCCGATTCAGGTTTGGGTGCAGCGTTTGTCCGGTGAGACCAACCCGACAAGCTCCACTTTGAGTGGCGCAATCAATGCAACCGACACAACCATTACGCTTAACACCGTAGTGGGTTTGGCTGGCTCAGGCTTCATCCGCCTTGACTCAGAAGATATTTACTACACCTACGTCACAGGCAATACGCTGGGCGGGGTGTTCCGTGGTCAGAACAACACAACCGCAGCCTCACACACTAGCGGTACTGCAGTGTTTGTGCCACAGTTTCCAGCTGTCACTGTGTGGCCTACCCCTGATAACACTACACCCTATCAGTTTGTGTACTGGAGACTGCGCCGCGTTCAGGATGCTGGCGCTGGTGTTGAGACTGCCGACATGAACTTCCGCTTCTTGCCTTGCTTGGTAGCAGGCTTGGCGTACCACATTGCCATCAAAGTGCCTGAGTTGATGCCCCGCATCCAAATGCTCAAGCAGATGTACGACGAAACCTTTGAGATTGCAGCCGGTGAAGACCGCGAAAAGGCAGCTTCAAGGTTTGTTCCCAGACAAATGTTTATTGGTGGTTCCTAATGGGTAATAGGTTCGCATCCGGCAAGATAGCGATTGCTGAATGTGATCGTTGCGGCCAGCAGTACAAATTAAAGCGGCTTAAGACTGAGATCATTAAGCAGCGTGAGTACCAGCTTTTGGTTTGCCCTGAATGCTGGGATCCAGACCATCCACAATTAATGTTGGGAACTTTCCCAGTTGATGACCCGCAGGGTTTGCGTAACCCACGTAAAGATACAACCTATGTCACAGCCGGTTTAAACGGCTTGCAGTTGTATCCGGTTAACAACCCAGAAGGCGGCTTCCCGACTGGCGGTTCACGAGACATTCAATGGGGTTGGTATCCTGTTGGAGGGGCAAGTAGTTTTGATGCTGGATTAACTCCAAATTACTTGATAGCAACCACATTTGTAGGTACAGTAACCATATCTTAAGGAGATTCAAAATGGCGTTTACACGATCAGCCGACGGCATTGCCAAAAAAGGCAAAACCAAAGGTAAAAACTTGGGTGATAGCGGCCCTACCGTTAAAGAAACCATGGGCGGCAAGAAGACTAAAGGCGTGACTGGTCAAGCCATGCGTGCAGTTGGCCGCAACATGGCCCGCGCAATGAACCAAAAGTGAGGCTGAAATGGCTACATTTAGCAAAAAATTGATGGGCAAGGAAGTTGGCGATGCCAAAGTCTATGCCACGCCACATACCATGACTGGCAAAGTTGTGAAGGCTTCTACCAACCCCGGTAAAGATTCTGACATCTCAAGCACGAACACAATGCGCATGAGTGTTGGCAACTACAGCAACGCCAAGAATGCTCCTGAAACCAAGACAACTGGTATCAAGATTCGTGGTACTGGCGCAGCCACCAAAGGCGTGATGGCAAGAGGCCCGATGGCATGAACTACGCCGAGCTTGTCGTTGCGGTAAGTGATTACTGCGAGAACTCTTTCCCAACCACTGACATGGATATTTTTATCCGTCAGGCGGAGCAGCGCATTTACAACACTGCGCAGCCAGCTAATTTGCGAAAGAACGTGACAGGCACAATCACTTCGGCCAACAAGTACTTGTCAGCGCCGGACGATTTTCTATCGGTGTACTCAATTGCGGTTTACCCACAGGCTGGCGGTAGCTACCTGTACCTGCTCAACAAGGATGTGAACTTCATGCGTGAAGCATACCCAAACCCAGCGGTCACAGGTAAGCCAAAGCATTACGCAATCTTTGGCCCAACCGTCACAGCCTTTGGTACCGTCACCAACGAGCTTTCTTTTATTGTTGGCCCGACACCTGACGGCGCTTACAGCGTAGAGTTGCATTACTACTACTACCCACAATCTATTGTTACTGCTGGCACAACATGGCTGGGTGACAACTTTGATTCTGTGTTGCTGTACGGCACGATCTGCGAAGCCCTGATGTACATGAAGGGTGATCAAAACATGTTGCAAGCGGCGCAAGAGCGTTATGTTCAGGCTATTGCTTTGTACAAAAATCTGGCGGATGGCAAGCAGCGTGCTGATGCTTACCGCGATGGACAAGTTAGGGTTTCTGTTTCATGAGTTCTATTGTCCAAACACAAACCACCAGCTTCAAGACGGAGCTGTATCAGGCCATTCATAACCTGTCTACCGACACATTGAAGATCGCTCTGTACACGGCCAATGCTGATTTAAACGCAGCAACCACTGTTTACACGACATCTAATGAAGTGACAGGCGGTGGTTATGTGGCGGGTGGTGTTGTGTTGACTGGTGTAACGATCAGCTCTGATGGCTACACAGCCTATGTCAACTTTAACAACGCATCATTCAGTGCTTCAGTGACCGCTCGGTGTGCATTAATTTACAATGCAAGCAAGGCCAATCGTTCAATTGCTGTGCTGGATTTTGGGTCTGACAAGACATCAAGTAGTTTCATCATCACAATGCCAACTAACACGGCGACAACGGCGTTAATTCGCTCTTCTAATTAAGAGGTAATCATGACTAAAGAACTCTCAAGCTTCGGCGACCACGCACAAATCAGCATGCAATCAAACGTTGCTGGTTCTGAGACTGTTGGCATTGAAGGCGTCTACCACGTAGTTTGCCGCGATGCTGAAGGTAATGTTAAGTGGGAAGATCAGTTCCCTAACCTTGTCAACGCTGTTGGTAAAGAGTTGATGCTGGACACATTGCTGTCCGGCACTTCTTACACCACAGTTGGCCCATTCCTCGGTTTGATCTCTGGTGCAAGCCCCACATTCGCAGCGGCTGATACCATGACTTCACACGGCGGCTGGACTGAGTTCATCAACTACACAGTTGGTGGCTCTGCGGTGCGCGGTACAGCTGCGTTTACATCAGCTACCTCTACAGGTACAACCCCAGCTAACGTGACCACTAAGGCTGCAGCTGCTATTACCTACACCATCACAGGTGCGGGCGGTACAGTGGGCGGTTGCTTCTTGGTAACAGGTTCTGGCGCGTCTTCTACGCTGTCAAACACAGGTGGTACGTTGTATAGCGCTGGCGCATTTGCTACTGCTAAAATTACAACAGCTGGCGATACAGTTTCTGTAACTTACAGCACCACAGCAACGAGCTAATAAAGGAGTCGTTTAAATGGCTCTTGTACTTGCAGATCGCGTTCAAGAGAACACGACGACATCTGGCACTGGTCCGATTACGCTGACCGGTGCAGTCTTTGGCTTTCAAACTTTTGCGGTTGTCGGTAACGGCAACACTTGCTACTACACCATCGTAGACGGCGGTGCGTGGGAGGTGGGTATTGGCACGTACTCAACTACGGGTCCAAGCCTTGCGCGTACCACCATCCTGTCTAACTCCAACGGCAACACATCGCCTATTACGCTGTCTGCTGACGTTAAGAACGTCTTCCTGACATACCCAGCAGAGAAGTCTGTCAATGTAGATGGCGGCACAGCTGTAACTCTGCCCGGCGCGTTGACGCTCAACGGTACGATTGCTTCCAACTCTAATGCGTTTGTTGGCGGTAGTTACGACGGCAATCAGTTCCATCCTACTAACGGTAGTGGAGCACAGGTCAACAGCTTGCGTGATGGCGTTGTCACGATCAATGTTGGTACAACCGGGTCTGTTGCTAAGACGTTTACGTTTGACATTAACGGCAACCTCGCAGTTAATCGTTTAAACCAAGCCAACACTAATACTTCAGCTGCTGGCGGAACAACCACTTTAACTGCGGCTTCCACTTATTCGCAGACGCTGACGGGCACGGGCAATCAAACTTTTGCAATGCCTGACGCTACCACCCTGACAACAGGTGTGGCTTTCGCGTTTAACAACAACGCCACTGGCACGTTGACTTTGACAGACTATGCGTCTGCCACCATTGGAACGATTACTGCTGGCGGTGCGGCTGCATTAATTTTGTTGGCTAACGGCACTGTTGCTGGTACATGGAATGTCCACGGCTTTCTCCCAGAGAACGTAACTTGGGGCACTAACGCACTAAACCTTGGTGCAACTGTTGTTACCAACGGCACATGGCAGGGCGGCACGATTCAGCCACCTTACGGCGGCACAGGCTTAACGTCATTCTCTGCCGCTAACAACGCACTGTACTCCACTGGATCGACCACACTGACTGCGGGCACATTACCTATTGCAGCGGGCGGTACAGGCAACACCACAGCTTCGACAGCGTTTAACGCACTGGCTCCAACGCAGACCAGCAACGCGGGTAAGTATTTAACAACCAACGGCACAAGCGTATCGTGGGACTATGTCAGCACGGCTTTGGTTCCAATCACGCAGAATGCTGATAACGTCACATCAAACCAAACGATTGCTGCGGGTGCGAACGGGTTCTCTGTAGGCCCCATTACGATTCAAAGTGGCTACACTGTATCGGTCGCCAGCGGACAGCGTTGGGTGGTCATCTAAGGAAGAAACATGAGTTCGATAAGCGCCGGAACAACGACCACGACAGGCTACGTAGTCACATCGGATACCACCGGAGCGTTGGTACTGAAGACGGGTGCGTCCGGCACAACTGCGGTGACGATTGGCTCTGACCAGAGCGTTACGTTTGCGGGAAGCCAGACATTCTCTGGCGGTACAGCTAACGGCGTGTTGTATTTAAACGGCTCTAAGGTTGCCACCAGCGGCTCTGCGCTTACTTTTGATGGTAGCGGCAATTTTACTTTGGGCGGGACAACCCCTCGCCTTTTGTCAAATATGTCAGGGGCTTTGTCTACTCGGTTTATTGTTCAAAATTCAACCACTAACGGGAACACAAGGGTTTACTTGTACCCCAACGGTACTGGAACTATTTCCGCTATCAACGGAGTAAATAATTCCGATGTAGCCGCCGCTGACTACCAAGCATTTGACCTTGCCATAATTGGCACAAGTGATGTTCGCCTGTCTTCAAGCGCCACAGGAGCCGCCACACCCCTACCTATTACGTTCTACACCAACGGCTCAGAGCAGATGCGCCTGAACTCTACAGGTCTAGGTATTGGTACAAGTTCACCTGCGGCTTATGCAAAATTAACTGTAGCTGGAACTGCTGGTGCACAAACAGGCGCTAGCCAACAAATTGTTGTGAATGCACCAACCACCACAGCGGGGCAAGGCGCTGGCATCAGGCTTACCGCTGCAAGTGGCGCAAAAGAAGCTGTTGCAATTTTGGGGGTGGTCAATCAAGCATCTGGTAACGCTGGTGCGATGACCTTCCATGTTTATAATGGAGGTGCAGATGTTCCCGAATATATGCGCCTCGACTCCTCTGGCAACCTTGGATTAGGAGTTACTCCTAGTGCTTGGGCTAGTGGTACTTACAAAGCATTTCAAATTTTTGGTGGTGGCGCAGTTTCTGGTTCTAGCGGTCAAGTCAATTTTTCACAAAACTTTGTTGGTGAGTCTGGCGGTGAAAAATATATTGCTACCGCCGCCGCATCTTCATATTCTCAAGTTGCTGGTTCACATCGCTGGTACAACGCCCCATCAGGCACAGCAGGAAACGCCATTACCTTTACTCAGGCAATGACTCTGGATGCTAGTGGTAATTTCATGTTGGGAACAACGACTATCGGTGCAGGAAACCGAATGAAGGTAGTTGGCAACAACGTGGTGTTTACTCCTAACACAGCGGGCTATGACACGCACACGTTTTCAACTGGTGCGGCAGATGTTGGTACTTATTCAATTAAAAATGTCACAACAACCAATGTCTTTTTGAACTCTGGTGGTGATTCATACTTTAATGGTGGCAGTGTAGGTATTGGTACTTCAAGCCCCGGTCAAAAACTAGACGTTTCAAGCGGAGATGCCGTAACACGAATTGCCATTACCAATACTGCAAATGCGGCAAATGGTTCTGGCTTACAGCTCCTTGTTAAAAATGGCGCAACCACAGTTAGCAATGTCACAATTCGTGCAGACAATGCTGACAACATACAGTTTTTTAATATTGGTGGTGAGCGTGCCCGTATAGACGCATCTGGTGTATTACTTGTAAATCGCACTTCATACATTGCGGGCGTTGGTTCTGCTTGCAAATTGCAGGTGTTAGGTCAACAAGGCGAGTGGTCACTTGGAGTTACAAATGGTGGGTCGACCCAACCATACGGAATATTGATGGGCTATGGGGCCGCTCCAAACACAGCCAATTGGCCGTTTTTTCTTGGCGCAGACAGTGCGACCACAAGGTTTTCTGTTTACTCCAACGGTGGTATTGCCAACTACAGCGCAAACGATGTCAATCTTTCTGACCGCAGAGAGAAGAAAAACTTTGCGCCAGCCAAGTCATACCTTGATGTTATCTGTTCTATTCCAGTTCAGACGTTTAATTACATCGACCAAAACATGGAAGATGATGATGGCTTGACATTAGGCGTGGTTGCGCAAGACGTTCAAGCTGTAGCACCTGAGTTGGTAATGGAAAGCAACTGGGCAAACAAAGATGAAGAACCCAAGATCCGTCTAAGCGTTTACCAAACAGATTTGCAGTATGCGCTAATGAAGTGCATCCAAGAACAGCAAGCAATCATTGAATCACTAACACAGCGCATTGCTGCGCTTGAAGGACAATAAACCATGCCTATTGCGGTAGATCGGTCTGATTTCTATGTGTACTTGTATAAGTACCCTAGTGGCTTGCCGTTCTATGTTGGTCTTGGAACTGGTAAGCGCTGGAGAACGCATTTGTACAAAGCCAGAACAGGATCAAAAGACTACAACATTTACAAACAAAACGTTATTAAAAAAATACTTGCCCAAGGCCAAGAGCCAATCATTGAAAAAGTTGTTGATAGTGTTAATAGAGAGTTTGCCGCGTTGGTTGAGCAAGAAGTAATCGCCAAGTACAAAAGACGTTCTGAAGGCGGCCTATTGGTAAACATGACCAGTGGTGGCGACGGAATTTGTGTGCTGGATGCTGAAACAGAGCAGCGCAGAAGGGAGTCTTTGCGCACTGCGGAATGCTCTACAAGATTTAAAAAAGGTGTTGCGCCATCAAACAAAGGCGTGCCAGCGTCTAAAGAAACAAAAGAAAAATGCCGACAAGCGCAGCTTGGTAATAAATATGCGCTGGGGTTTAAACATACCGACCAAGCCAAATTCAACATGAGTGCGGCACACAAAGGCAAACCTTCCCACATGTTGGGTAAAAAACATACTGCAGAATCAATTGAAAAAATGAGATTGGCGCAAACTGGCAAGGTTTCAAAAAAGAAAGGCCGTTTGCTTACCAAAGAGCAGAAGGCCAACTTGTCAAAATTAATGAGACTAAACCCTTGGACATGCCCGCATTGTCAAAAAATTGGCTACAGTGGTGGTGCTAAAAACCGCTGGCACTTTGACAATTGCAAGCTTAATGGAGAACTAAAGTGACAATTTTGCTAAATGGCGATACGGGAATTTTGACACCCGGCCTGACAAACACAGGCTCGACAACGCTTGTTAGCCTGACAACCACAGGCAACACCATTCTGGGCGATCAGAGCACAGACACCCTCAATGTCGCCAATGGCAATCTGGTTTTGAATTCAAGTGGTAATTTGGGTATTGGTACTGCGTCGCCTACGGCAAGGGTTCATGTTTCTGCGCCAGATGGTACAGCACCTTTAACGCTAAACACCGCGGGTGGGTCGGACACTACTCGTGCGCTTAACTTTAATGTAGCTGGTGACAACTATGGAAAGATTCTTGTTGCTTCTGGTAGCGGTGGCGCAATGGCTTTTTGGACAGGCGGTGCTAATGCGGCGGCAGAACGCGCCCGTATAACATCAGATGGTAATTTGGGTATTGGTACTGCGTCGCCTTCTGCAAGACTTCACACTGCGGTTGACGGTGCTGGGGAATCAGACATTGCACGGTTCTCTCGTACAAACGGGGCTGACGTTCACTTCCTTGATATTGGCGTAAACCCAGATACAAACTTTGTCATATTTGATTCTACTGGTAGTGCTGCGGGCGGTTACACATTCCGACGTGGTGGCACAGATGCAATGACTTTGTCTGCTGGCGGTGTGTTAACTGTCACTGAAAACGCAGTTATCCAAGGTCTTACTGTTGGTCGTGGTGCTAGTGCTGTTTCTACCAATACTGCTGTTGGTGCTGCTGCATTAGGCTCAAATACAAGCGGCTCATACAACGTAGCGCTTGGTTCTGGCGCTGGGCAAGCAAACACAACAGGCATTCAATCCACGTTTGTTGGCGGTTTAGCTGGCGGTCAAAACACAACTGGCAGCATCACGGCTGTTGGGTACGCCGCACTTTACGGAAATACAACTGGAACTAACAATGTAGCTGTTGGGAACAATAACGGCACAGGAACCGCAGCACCACTTCAAACCAATACAACTGGTTCACAAAATACAGCAGTTGGGCATGGTGCTCTTGGTTTAAACACCACGGCTAGTTACAACACGGCGATTGGTTACACTGCGCTTTACAGCAACACCACCGGGACAGAAAATACAGCAATTGGGCGTGTGGCAGGTTACGCCAACGTCACAGGAAGCTACAACGCCTTTCTTGGACACGATTCTGGGTACAGCAGCACAAGTTCGTACAACACGTATGTAGGCCATCTTGCCGGGTACAACATGACTACTGGGGCAAAGAACACAATCCTCGGTCGCTACTCAGGCAACCAAGGTGGCCTAGACATTCGCACAGCAAGCAACTACATCGTGCTGTCTGATGGGGATGGGAATCCACGTTTCTATGCAAACAGTACGGCGGGATACGGCTCTAACGCTCCGCAAGCATGGCTTGAAGCGTCTCTTCTTTGGGGGACTAGCGGCTCTGCTCCTCATGTGTCCGGAGGCAAAGCTATTTCTAACGACAACAGTGGCCTAGTGACCATTCGGGCAGAGATTCGCACCGAAGTTTACGAATGGCAATCTGGTTATGCGTTTGTTCGTGCAAGTTCAATTAACGCCGATGCTACTGGGGGCGCTTGCGCTTGGTGGATTCTTGGGTACAGGGCTTTTAACGGAGGTATTACCTTTTTTGGGTTAGCGGATAGCGGAGGAAATACAGGTTCACTTACGTTAACTGCAAGTGATGCAACCTCTGGTACAACATCAAAGGCACTTGCTCAGCTTCGCGTGACAGGCGGGAACAATCGAACTGTGATGGACGTTGAATTAATTGCGTACAACGAAGTTCTAACCATCACCCGCTCATAAGGAGAAGAACATGGAATGGAAAGTAAATGGCGATTTAGTCACTGCCAACATTGACGGCTATCCAAATGTAGTGGTTCAGGTTCCTTGGGTTTGCGTTACTGCAAGTCAAGGTGTGACTATTAACATGAACGGTAAAACCGACCTGAAGTACAACTCAGGCAGTCCTTTTATACAGTATCAAAACTTAACCGAATTAGAAGTGATTGGGTGGGTACAATCTGCTTTGGGTCCGGATGGCGTTGCGTTTTACGAAGCCAAAGCGCAACAGGCGCTTGACATTGAACTTAATGACCCCAACCGTTCCGGCACTATATTTGAGTGCTGGGTAAAATACGAACCCGTCCAAAACCAACCCGCACCTTGGAGCACCTGACATGCCATCAGCAATCAATTCGGATAACGGCGTAGTCAGCGGCACAGCTGGCCTAAAGTCGAGTGCCGACAGCTCTGGGGTCTTGGATCTTCAGACAAACGGCACGACTGCGATCAGTATCAGTGCAAGCCAAGTTGTATCTTTTGCAAACCAGCCAACTTACACCGGCGGCACAGCCAACGGCGTCATGTTCTTAAACGGCTCCAAGGCAGTAACAACCGGCACAGCACTGACATTTGATGGAGCGATCCTTGGTGTAAACGGGATCTCTGTTGGCCGTGGTGCTGGTGCTGTGTCTACCAATACTGCGGTGGGTGCGAGTGCTTTGGCGGCGAATACGACAGGTGCGTACAACACCGCTGTTGGAAATCTTGCGGGAACCACAATTACTACTGCAACAGAGTCAACTGCTGTTGGATTTGGCGCTCTTCAATTTACAAATACTGGAAGTTACAACACGGCAGTGGGTTTGTATGCCCTTCGTTTGAATACGACTGGTGCAAGCAATGTGGCAATTGGTGACACTGCGCTTTATTCCAACACCACAGCATCTGGCAACACAGCAGTTGGCTACCAAGCTGGGTACAACAACACCACGGGCGACTTCTTCACCGCTATTGGTTTTGAGGCGGGCCTGTCAAACACAACCTCCACACGTGTCACTGCCGTGGGTTCTCAGGCACTTCGCTCGAATACCACTGGTCGCAACACGGGCTTTGGTTGGGCGGCGCTGTACACCAACACCACTGGCACACAAAACACTGCCGTTGGTGATGCCGTTCTCTATTCGGCAACCACCGCTTCTAACAACGCGGGGTTTGGCTACGGGGCGCTGCTGCTGAACACCACAGGCTCTGAGAACACTGCAATTGGAACACAGGCTTTACGGGCCAACACAACCGGCACGGGTAACACGGGTGTGGGCTATCAGGCTTCTTACAGTGGAACTACAGGCACAAACAATGTGACTCTTGGCTATCAGTCGGGTTACTCTGCAACGACTGGCTCTTACCTGACTGCTCTTGGTTATCAGGCTGGTTACAGTTATGGCACAACCACATCTGCTGGTACTTTTATTGGTTGGCAAGCTGGTTTGTCTGTAACTGGCGATAACAATGTGGCAGTTGGCGCTAGAACAATGTATGCAACAACTACAGGCGCATACAATACAGCGGTTGGCGATGGTGCGTTGAGACTCAACACCACAGCATCTAACAATACCGCTGTGGGGTATCAAGCGGGGTATAGCAATACAGTCGGGGCTGAAAATACTTTCCTTGGTCTTCAAGCTGGATACACAAACACAAACAGTTCATACAACACTTTTGTTGGTCGGTTGGCGGGTAATTCACATAACCTTGCCTCGGCTGGTAATGGCCTTAACACGTTTATTGGAACAGCGGCTGGCTCTGCTATTACAACAGGCACTAAAAATACCATTCTTGGCACTTACTCAGGCAACCAAGGTGGCCTAGACATTCGCACAGCAAGCAACTACATCGTGCTGTCTGATGGGGATGGGAATTATAGATATGTTCACGATGGGAATGCGACTGCAAAGATTTTTCCAAAAATTCAGTCAAACAGTCGCAATTATGCGTTTGATGACACTCAGTTTTATCCTTTCCCAGACAATACGATGAGTCTTGGAATTGGTTCATTTCGTTGGACAACTGTTTACGCTACAACAGGGACAATTAACACTTCTGACGCAAATCAAAAACAAGATATTGCAAACCTTGATGACGCTGAAAAGCGTGTGGCGGTTGCAATTAAGTCTCTCATCAAGAAATACCGATTCAAAGATGCTGTTGCTAAAAAAGGTGATGCCGCCCGTATTCACATTGGTGCTGTTGCTCAAGAAGTACAAGCCGCTTTTGTTGCAGAAGGCTTAGACCCCGCACGATATGCTTTATTCTGTTCTGATACTTGGTATGAAGTTGATGGCAAAGCGGCAGAACCTGCAACTCCATATACCGCAGAAACCCCCAATGCTGTAAAAGTTACACGCCTTGGATTGCGTTACGAAGAACTCTTGGCATTTGTAATTGCCGCACTTTAACTCCTGAAAGGAAAACATCATGGAAAACATTGAAATCACCGCAGAACAAATTGCCAAGCACTACAGTGCCGCAATGGACAGCGTAAACCTGATTAACGCAGGACAACCCGAAGGCATGACTGCCGAAGACTGGGCTGACTGTATTGCTCGTAACAAAGAGCATTTGGTTATCATGTTGGCTAAGACGTTTTGGACAACAGAAGATCTAACACCCCTGCAAGCCGCATCCGTTTAAACGGGAAGCTGCCACCCGCTTTTGGCAGCATTTGAAAGGAAACACGAGATGGCAAACGAAAAATCCCAGATCGTAAGTATCGACGGCGTTGAGTACGACACCAAAGACTTTACCGAGCAGCAAACCGTTTTGCTCAACCATGTGGTTGACCTTGAGCGTAAGATTGGCTCGACAAGGTTCCAGTTGGATCAGATCCAAGTTGGAAGAGACGCCTTCTTCAACATGCTCAAAGAAGCTTTAGCCGCTAAACCGGAAGAAGCCAAGTAATGGCACATCTACCCATCTGGTACACATCCGAAATGGACAGCGATACCTGCAACCAAATCATTGCAGAGTTGTCCGGCATCGAAGTGCGCGACGCCTCTATGGGTGTGGCTGGGGATACTTTCGACAAGGCTACACGCAACACTAACGTTCGCTTCGGCGGCGATAACTACTGGCTTAACGACAAGTTTGAGCAGTTTGCTTTAGAAGCTAACAAAGTCTGCAAATGGGACTACCACATTACTGGGCGTGAGAACGTTCAGTTTGCCGAGTACGGACCAGAGCAGCACTACGCATGGCACACCGACACTTTTACCTTGGCGGGCACTCCCACTGAGCGCAAAGTAAGCGTGGTCTGCTTGCTCAATGACGAGTTTGAGGGTGGTGAATTTCAGGTGCGCTTGTACAGTGACTACACAGCGCCTTTGAAGAAGGGGACCATGATTGCGTTCCCAGCCATCCTTGAGCATAGGGTTATCCCTGTGACGTCAGGCATTCGCTACTCGGCTACCATGTGGTTTAACGGCCCTCGGTTCCGGTAAGGAAGTACTGTGTTTGGACTCTCAAGTTTTGCTCAAGCGCCCTTTGCCTCAACAGGCGGGGCGGCTTTCCTCTTTTCAGTTACAGAGAATGTAAACCTTGCAGATTCCAACACACAGGCTTGGGCGTTTGTCGAAGCTATTACAGAAAATACAGTCTTAGACGACATTGATGCGACTGCGGGCGATCTGTTCCTGAGCATCATCGAGGCGCTAACAATAGAAGACACGCCCACCATCCAAGCTAACTTCCCGCTGGCTATTACAGAAGACGCAGTCCTAGCGGATACGGCAGAAATTGCCGCCCAGTTTGCCCAGTCGGTGACAGAAAACATCAGCATGGCCGATGCCCAAGAAACGTACTTTGCGTTCTTGCAGTCCATCGTTGAATCCCTGACCGTAGACGATTTAAACGCAACGCAGTTTGCCTTCTTGCAGAGCATCATTGAGAACTTTAACCAGCTGTCAATTGAGTCTGTCACGGCGCAGTTTGCCCAGTCAGTTACCGAAAGCATTCAGGTCAACGACACCCCAGTATCGGTGTTTGCTTTTGTGCAGAGCGTCGTTGAAACGTTTGAATCTGCTGACATTTCCGCTGCCAGCGTGGTGATTTTCTTCACCATCAATGAAGACTTTACGTCGGCAGACGCCAACACTGCATCTCAAGGTTTCTACTTTGTTGTCAACGAGAACACGACGGTCAACGACATCCGAAGCGCCACCGTACAATTTTTAGCAAGTATTGCCGAAAACGTTGTAATGTCGGAAAATACGGTAGCTACTGCGTGGATAAAAATCATTGATGATACGAACGCCAATTGGACGAATGTTATTGATACCCAGTCTGCCGGTTGGGTGGTAATAGATATTCCACAGTCACCATCATGGACCACCATTAACAACCAATAATTCCGAGGGAATACTAAATGTCAAGTACCTTTTCCAACCTAAAGTTTGAGCTAATCACGACGGGCGAGCAGTCCGGCTCGTGGGGTGTGACGACCAATACCAACATTGGTACGGCGATTGAGCAGGCTATGGTTGGCATGGCTACGCTGACCTCGGCAAACTTTACCTCTAACGTCGCTACGCTAACGCTGACCAACACCAACACAGCCCAGAATGCCCGTGCACTGTGTTTAAACATCGCAGCTGGCGCAGTATCCGCTGCCGGTACGCTCAACGTCCCAGCCATCCAGAAGCCTTACATCATCATTAACAACAGCAGCTTTGCCGTGACGGTGAAGGTCAGTGGGCTGACTGGGGTGTCTGTTCCCTCCGGTAAGCGTACAGTTGTTTATAACGACGGCACTGACGTTGGCAATCAGATTGATTACTTAGCCACATTGGTGCTTGGCACTCCCCTGCCAATTGCGTCTGGCGGCACAGGCACTAGCTCTACGACATTTGTAAACTTGGCTACCAACGTCACAGGCAACCTGCCCGTGGCTAACTTAAATGGCGGTTCAAGTGCTTCTGCTTCTACGTTCTGGCGTGGTGACGGCACTTGGTCTGTTGGTGTTTCAGGCCCCACAGGACCGACTGGTCCCACAGGCGCACCCGGCCCGACTGGTCCAACTGGCCCCGCCTCTACCGTACCGGGTCCTCCCGGACCGACTGGCCCAACAGGTTTAACAGGCGACCCCGGACCGACTGGCCCCACAGGTCCTACTGGCCCGACTGGACCAGCCTCAACTGTACCGGGACCTCCCGGACCCACAGGCCCTGCCTCTACAGTCCCCGGTCCTCCCGGACCTACTGGACCGACTGGCCCTGCTTCTACTGTACCGGGACCTCCGGGTCCTACGGGTCCTGCATCTACCGTGCCCGGACCTACTGGCCCAACTGGACCTACCGGCCCTGCTTCAACTGTTCCCGGACCGCCCGGTCCCACTGGACCCACAGGAGGCCCCGGACCTACAGGACCTACAGGTTTGACAGGCCCAACTGGACCTACAGGACCAGCCTCCACAGTTCCCGGACCACCCGGACCTACTGGCCCTACAGGTGGCCCCGGCCCTACTGGACCGACAGGCCCGACTGGACCAACAGGACCCACGGGCGGTTCTAACACCCAAGTTTTGTATAACAGTGGCGGCGCGTCTACCGGCTCTGCGAATTTGACGTTTGACGGCACTAACTTAACCTGCGGCGGTAACATTACAGCGGGTTCTGATGAAACGCTAAAAACAAACTGGCGCGGGTTTCCAGATGACTTTATTGAGCAGTTAGCGCAGGTTCAAAGCGGCGTTTACGACCGTATTGATATGGTGTTGACCCAAGTTGGTGTGGGTGCTAGCTCTTTAAGAAAAGTTATGCCAGAGGCGGTTCAAGATAATGAGAACGGCAAGATGTCTGTGGCCTACGGTAACGCAGCCCTTGCTGCTGTAATTGAATTGGCCAAGCGTGTTGTGTCTTTGGAAAAACAAATCAAGGATAAATAATGGCTGCTACATTTACTTGGTCCATCGACCGCATGAGAACCCTGCAAATGCCACAGCCTAACTACGTGGTAGAAGTTGGCTGGACCGTGGTTGGATTAGACGGCCCATACGTGGCTTCTTGCAGTAACACGCAAACGTTGAGCACCGTTGATTCAGAAACATTTGTACCGTATGCAGATTTGACGGAGGCGATTGTTCTTGGCTGGGTGCAGAGTGCTTTGGGTGAGAGCGGTGTCGCCGCTGCCCAAGCGCAGGCTCAGGGGTACATTGACCGACAAATGCACCCGCCTTCTGAAATACCACAAAACACTCCATTGCCTTGGGTTCAGGAGTAAAAAATGGCAGGATACCTTCCGGGCAGTTTCCCTATTTCGCTGACGCAAATCAACACAGTCTTTGAGGGTCGCGGTTTAAATTTATTTGCATATCGCGGTACAACATGGTACACGGCTGCTGGCGGCTCAGGCACGTTTCCAAGCCCTACAATTTCGTTCAGTGATTTCTACAACAAAGGGCCAAACCCGGCGATCACAATTTCTCTAGCGTCAATAGCTGCTGGAACTCCCTTTGCTGCTGAACAATTTACCCCCGGAGAGCCATGCAGTGCAGAGTTATCTTTTAATTCTAATGGTACTTGGAATTTCTACGCCGAAGAGCTTGCACCTAGCTCTGGCAATTGGGCAACGCCTACAACAGCGGGTGTGGGCACGGGTTATTGGATTCAGTGGACAAGAACAGCTTTTTTTGGCGGACCGGGTAACTCAGCATCGCCTACTTCTGGGTGGCAACAGTTAAGCACTGCGCAATATATTTCGGTCTACAACTCTGGCAGTGTGCTTACTGTATCAGCACAGTACACAATTAATATTGCAACAGATAGTGCAGGCACAAACATTGTAGCTACTGCACCTTTTATTCAGATTACTGCAACTGCAAACATATAAATTAAAAAATGGTTATTGATCCGCTCACAGCACTAGCAGGACTACAAAGTGCAATCAGCGTAGTCAAAAAAGCCAGCAAGGTCGCTAATGATTTAGCAAGCCTTGGCCCTGTTATTGGTAAGCTTTTTGATGCCAAGTCAGTAGCTACCAAGGCGATGGTTCAGGCAAAGCGTACTGGGGGTAAATCTAACCTTGGTGCGGCGCTACAGATTGAGATGGCTTTGGATGAAGCCAAGCGGTTTGAAGAACAGTTAAAGATGCTCTTTATGCAAACTGGCCGCATAGACGTGTGGAATAAGGCCAAGGCGCTTCAGGCCGAGATGGATAGGGACGACGCTAAAGAAATGGCGGAGTTAAAGGCGGAAGAGAAGAAGCGCAAGGAAGCCGAGCAAGAGCAGTTGGAATGGGCAGTAGGTATTGTGGTGATTGTGATGCTCATTGGCGCTATTGGCTGGGGGCTTAACGAGATGGCCGAACTGTGCGCCAAGACAAGGTGTGGTCGGTGAATGAGTACCAGAAACAGTTTGATATGTTTCTCAAAGTCTTTGTCAGGCTGTGCGTGGCGTGGTGGGTGCTTGGGCTGCTCCAGTACTTGCCAGACGAGTTGGCGGGAAAGATTGTGGATAAACTTCTTGGAATGATTGGACTGTAATGTTATCTTTATTCTCAACCCTTGGTGGCCTGCTGATCTCTGGCCTGCCCAAACTACTAGAGTTCTTTCAGAACAAAGCTGACCAGCGCCATGAGCTGGCATTGGCTCGTATTCAGACGGAGAAAGAGCTTCAGATGCTGGCTCAAGGCTTTGCCGCCCAGCAAAAGATTGAAGAAATCCGTACCGACCAGATTGCCATGCAGACCGATGCAGAGATGACCGTGGCGGCTTACGACCACGACAAGGCTGTATTGGCAAAGGCTGCGGGTTGGGTTTCTAGTTATGTAGGCACTGTACGCCCAACAATCACCTACATCTTTGTGGTTGAGCTGTGCTTGATTAATGCTTGGATTGCGTTCTACGTCTACAACAACCCGCATTTGGTTCTGAACATGGACGACCTGATTCGTCTGTCTGAGGTTATCTTTAGCTCTGACGAAATGGCTATGTTGGGCGCTATCATTGGTTACTGGTTCGGCTCTCGCGGCTGGAGCAAGAAATGAAACTGGGCGAAGCTGGCGCTAAGTTGATGCACCAGTGGGAGGGGTATCGCACTAAGCCGTACCTTTGCCCAGCCCATATTTGGACGATTGGTTATGGTCATGTGCTGTACCAAGAGCAGATTAAACTTCCCGTGGTCAGGGTGGAAGGTAAAGACACCCCGATGATCCGCAAAGAAATGCCATTAAGACCGGAGGACAACCGTGTTTGGACTAAAGAAGAAATCAATAAACTATTCGAAGATGACGTTGGGCCTACTGAACGTGGTGTTCTTAGACTTGCTCCCGCTCTATCTGGTCGTCAAGGGGCTTTCGATGCGTGCGTCAGCTTTGCCTTCAACGCCGGAGTGGGGGCTTTTCAGCGGTCTTCTATTCGGATGAAAATCAATCGTGGTGATTGGGAAGGCGCAGCCGATGCGCTCTTGCTGTATTGCATGGCTGGTGGCAAAATACTTGCAGGGCTAAAAAAGCGCAGGGACGCTGAAAAAGCATTATTTCTATCCTAGGACTGCTGATGCCATTAAAGAAACTACAACAGAAAGCCGGCGTCAACCGCGAGAACACGCGGTACACCAACGAAAACGGGTACTACGTATCTGATAAGGTGCGCTTTCGCCAAGGTACGCCCGAGAAAATCGGCGGATGGGTACGCATTTCCCCAAATAGTTTCCTTGGTATTTGCCGTTCTCTGTGGAACTGGGTAACGCTTGGTGGCGCTAATTTGCTCGGTGTAGGCACAAACTTAAAGTTCTACATCGAAGATGATGGTACGGACATCTATAACGACATTACGCCTATTCGTTCAACAGAAACGCTTGGCACAGACCCATTTGCCGGTGACGGCACAACTACAGTAACTGTTACCGATATTGCACACGGGGGTATTACTGGTGATTTTGTGACTTTTAGTGGCGCTACCGGTACGTACGCTTCTACATTTAACGCAGAGTTTCAAATCACCGTGTTAACCGGTGACACATACACAATCACTACGGCTACTGCAATTACTGCCGGTAGCTATGGCGGCTCGGCGGTTGTAGCCGAATACCAAATTAACGTTGGCTCTGAATATGCAACGCCTCTTGGTGGGTGGGGTGCGGGCCCTTGGAGTGGTGGCGCTTGGGGCATTGGCTCTACATCACCAGACCCCATGCGTTTGTGGGCGCAGTCAAACTTTGGTGAAAACTTAGTGTTTGGCTACCGTGGCGGCCCTATTTATTATTGGGACAATGCGCTTGGGTTAACAACTCGGGGGCAGCTTGTTTCTAGCCTTGGCGGAGCAGTTACGTTTACAGCGGCTAGCCCTACCGTAGTTACATCAACAGTAGCCTTTTCGGAAGGTACGGTTTTACAATTTAACACCACTGGCTCAATGCCTTCTGGAGTTACTGCTGGTGTAGATTATTACGTGACTGATGTTGAAGGCGTGACGTTTAAACTACTTACAAGTGCTGGCGCAGCGGTCAATGCCGGCACAACTGGGTCTAGCGTTTACATTTCAAACATTGTTGACGTGCCTGTAGTTCAGAATTATCTGACGGTGTCTGACGCTTCGCGGTTTGTATTTGCGTTTGGTACAAACGACTACGGAAGCACTACACAAAACCAGATGCTGCTGCGCTGGTCTGACCAAGAAAACATTCTTCAGTGGACGCCAAACGCTACCAATCAGGCAGGCAGTTTACTGTTGTCCCACGGCTCAAAGATTGTTACAGCACTTCAGACTCGTCAGGAGATTGTGGTGTTTACTGACTCGTCGCTGTATTCCCTGCAGTACCAAGGCCCCCCAGTCGTGTGGGGTTCGCAGTTGCTTGGCGATAACATCTCAATTGCTGGGCCTAATGCGGCGGCTATTGGCTCGGGTGTTATCTACTGGATGGGCGTGGACAAGTTCTACAAATATGATGGCCGTATCCAAACGCTTCGCTGCGACCTGCGCAAATTCATCTACGACGACATCAACTTAGATCAGTCAGAACAGTTTTTTGCAAGTACTAACGAAGGCTTTAACGAAGTCTGGTTCTTCTACTGCTCGGCTGGCTCAAACAACGTCAACAAGTATGTGATTTACAACTACCAAGAAGAACCAGACTTCGTTAAAGCCTTCGTTAGTACGTGCAAAAAACTGTTCTGACTGAACTAAGTTCATGTCGTCGTA